ATGGCAGAGATGCTTGATAATGTGTTGCAGTATTTTATCGACAATGCTCCGGATACTGTGAAGAGGGCAAAGTTCTCTGCGATGCGCGAACGTTCTATCGGCATCGGTGCTCTTGGATTCCATGCATATCTTCAGAAGAAGAACATTGCGTGGGAATCCGCTCTTGCTAAGGGTTCTAATATGCGCATCTTTAAGCACATTAGAACTCGTTTGGATGAAGCGAATCTAGAACTCGGCAAGAGCAGAGGAGAGGCACCTGATGCTAAGGGAACTAATCGTCGTTTCTCTCACATGATGGCGATCGCACCTAATGCATCTTCATCCATCATCATGGGCAATACCTCACCGTCGATTGAACCGTGGCGAGCAAATGCATATCGTCAAGATACTTTGTCCGGTGCACATCTCAATAAGAATAAATACCTCGATGCTGTCATCAAGGAAGAAGCGAAAAACAAGAAAGAAGGTTGGTATGAGGATGTTTGGTCATCCATTATCGCCAACGATGGTTCTGTTCAGCACCTTACCTGGATGGATCAGAGGACCAAGGATGTTTATAAGACTTCGATGGAAATTGATCAGCGTTGGGTTATTGATCTTGCAGCAGACAGACAGAAGTTTATTGATCAGGCGCAATCTCTGAATGTGTTTTTCAGACCAGATGCCAACATCAAGTATCTTCATGCTGTTCACTATCTTGCTTGGAAACAAGGTTTGAAGACTCTTTATTATTGTCGTTCGGAAAAAATCGGCAAGGCAGATAAGGTTGCCAAGCGCATCGAGCGCGAAGCAATTAAAGAGATTGACTTCAAGACTATGATTGAAGGCGATACATGTCTCGCTTGCGAAGGTTAGGGGAATAACTAATGCATTTTGCAGAGATATATACTAAACCTGAATGTCCCTTTTGCGTGATGGCAAAAGAATTTATGGATGGGATGGAAATAACATACAAAGAAACTGTTATTGGTAAGGATGTTGCGTGGGAACAAGTTGTTGCTGCCATTCCTGGAATTACAACAGTTCCGCAAATTTTTATTAATGGAACTCACGTAGGTGGTTACGAAGGTTTGATTAAATGGGCAGGAGATAATTAATGGCAAAGGCAAGAGGTGGTGGCACAGGTAAGAAAACTATTAATGATGTGCATCGCAAGGGTACATCTATTGGTCGTGGAAAAATTAAATTTAGCACTATGAATAAGCACAAGAAGAGAAGTTTTAAACGCTACCGAGGTCAGGGAAAGTAAAATGCTAACACAAGAAAGAGCATACTTCAAACCATTTAACTATCCATGGGCATATGATGCGTGGTTAAAGCACGAACAGTCGCATTGGTTGCATACCGAAGTTCCCATGATGGAAGACGTCAATGATTGGAAGAAGAGAATGACGCACGAGGAAAAATATTTCCTCACGAATATTTTCCGCTTCTTTACACAGGGTGATATTGACGTTGCTGGTGGTTATGTTACTAACTATCTTCCATATTTTCCACAACCTGAAGTCCGTATGATGCTTCTAGGGTTTGCTGCGAGAGAGGCACTGCATGTTGCTGCTTACTCGCATCTGATCGAAACACTTGGTATGCCCGAATCAACATATAATGAGTTTCTTGACTACGAAGCAATGCGCGATAAGCACGATTACTTTACCACACTTGCCAATTCTAATGGTGACAAGAAGACTGTCGCAGCAAATATCGCAGCATTTTCTGCGTTCACTGAAGGCATGCAATTGTTCTCATCTTTCATTATGCTACTGAATTTCCCACGTCATGGTAAGATGAAGGGAATGGGGCAGATTGTTACTTGGTCGATTGTTGATGAAACGCAACACGCCGAGTCGATGATTAAGTTGTTCCGCGAGTATGTCAACGAGAATATTGAAATCTGGAACGACGATCTTAAGTCGAGAATCTATACCATTGCTGAAAAGATGGTGGAACTTGAAGATAAATTCATTGAGTTGTCTTTCTCACTTGGTGCGATGGAAAATCTAACTGAACAAGATGTTAAGAAGTATATCCGCTACATTGCAGATCGTCGATTAATTTCTCTGGGTATGAAGGGAATCTTTAAGATCAAGAAGAATCCTCTACCGTGGGTCGAAGAAATGATTAATGCTCCGACGCACACGAACTTCTTTGAGAATCGTGCGACTGATTATGCTAAGGGTGCTATCACCGGAAAGTGGGATGACGTTTGGGGCGAAGCAGCATAAGTAGGGATCGTATGAAAAACGTAATAACATGTGATAGTTGCGATGCAGAATTTAAACTATCGCACTCTATGGATGAGGACTACTATAACATAACATATTGCCCATTCTGTGGAGAGGAGTTTAATCATGAAGAAGAGTTCTACTTCTCGTCCGAAGAGGAAGATTAAACCTAAAAAAATACACAGAGTATATTGCACATATTTTGATGATGGTAAATATTACATAGGGTATTCTTGTAAACCAGAAAAGCAATATGAATCATACTTTGGCAGCGCAAGTTATGTTGCATTGTATGAGGGTAGTATGAGAAAAGAAACCATTGCAGAATATGATAACAAGTCTCATGCAAAGGCAGTTGAACATATTCTGCAATGGAATTACAGGCACGACGATAGATGCATCAATCAGATGTGGAATGTTCGTCTCCGATTAGATCACCTTAAAGATCTGGTAATACCCAAGTGGTCACCAGGAAATTTTTAGCTTGACAATTGTGCACTTTTATAGTAGTATAAATATATTGTCTAGAAAAAACGAGGTGTTCAATGACTGAATTTCACGAAAAGGATGGTCCCATTCCTGAATGGCGTGAGGATGTAAAGCGCATGTTGAAGCGCAGAGTCGCAGAGGTTGTCTTCAAAAAGGCAAATGGCGACATTAGAATTATGCACTGCACTCTGAAGGAATCCGCTCTGGCACAGGATGCCAAGGAATACGGACGAGTTGGCAACAATCTCCCCCGAAAAGAAAACCCCGAAGTGCTGTCAGTATGGGATACTGACATGAACGATTGGCGTTCGTTTCGTTGGGATAGAGTTTGTAGTCTAAAATATTTCCCTTGACATTTTTGTAATTTTAGGTTAGAATGCTATTCTAACATGGAGTGAAGTCGTGCATAAATTTAAGATTTCTAAATCAGATCAAAATTATTATGGTACTGAACCTCTTTGGGTCGATCAGTACACGCCGAAGGATTATACACTAGAGATCACCAAGACTCTAAACTGGTATAATGATCTGGCAACTGCGAAAGATTGCCGCGAGTTTCTCAAGGATTGGTTCAAGACCGACGAACAGAAACTGAAGCAACTCGCAACCATTCCCGATAAGTTTATCCCCACTACGTATGCTAATCTCGCCCGTATGGCGATGCGGGGTTTTCCTATTGACGAACCGCATCGGGAGAGGATCGCGGAGTCTATCAACTCTCGCGCAACCCTTAAAGAAGATAAAGTAGATATCCCTGCTTCTGTTCGGTCAGCACCTAAGTTGCGACCACTCGCCACAGCATTTATTGTTTCGGAAATGTGTGATGAGATTGAATACGTAGTTGACGGCGAAGATCCTCGCAAACTCGATGTGATTCTAGAGAATTATCGAATCACTGGTAATCAATATATCGAATGTGCGCAAAAGGTTGAAAACATCGCTGCTGAATTTACTGAGTTGCTCGAAGCGCGACGCAAGAAGAAGTCGGAACTCAGCGAAGATGAAGAGCAGTTGCTCGAGAACTATTCTAATCTCGCGACATTGTCAGTGATTAAGAAAATCATTCGTGTTCTTGAGACTCATTCGCTGAATCTTCGCAAGAGGTATACCGAAAGGCAGAAGGTTCTGGTTCGCAAGAAGAAACCAAAGGATCTTAGCAAGATGGTTAAGAACCTGAAGTATCTTCGCTCTGAACCGGAGTTGGGGATTACGAGTCTGGACCCAACCAACCTTCTGAATTGTTCTGAAGTCTGGACTTATGATACCAAGACTAAGAGAATTTCTCGATTCTTTACGAGTATCTCTGGATCTATTACAGTCAGGGGTGCATCTATTGTGGAATATAACGGGGATATGTCTTCGAGTAAACTCCTACGCAAACCAGAAACTCAGTTGAAAGAATTTCAGGAATGTGCCAAGAAAGACTTGACTTCTTGGTACTCTGGTATTAAAAGTAAGCCTGCGGTTGTTAAAAAGCGCACGACTGATACGACTCTAATTTTGAAAGTGTTCCGATGAACGATGATTATGATAATGTGACATTTCTTCCTTTCGGTAAGAAGGAGGTTCCCGATGAACCAGCAGTCGATCAGGATATTATGCAGAAGATTGAGATGAACATGAACATCGTCGATGCTGCTGCCGAATGCGAGTCGATTACCAAGGGGATTCTCTTTTCTGTGACTGCTGCCATTGAAGAGCGAATCCCCATCACTGATAAGGATGCTCTGCTACGGCATATGTCTGTTATCTCGTGTTTGTGTTTTGGCGCTCTTATGCAACAGCGTCAGGTTGCGTGTCGGGAAAACAATTTGTTGAACGAACTCGTCGCAACAATGGAAAGTGCGGAAGGTGTTAATGTATGATTGTTGTAGATTATAATCAAACTGCCATCAGTAGTCTTATGGCAGAACTGGGTGGTCGCCGTGACGTTGAGGTAAACATTCCTCTCGTCCGGCACATGATCATTAATTCCATTCG